GCATCGTACTCCAAGAACTCATTGTATGTAGAGTCAGGCATACCCAGTGACTCAATCAAGTGTGAGTAGGCTGCAATGTGTAGTGCTTCACGAGCAGCAAAGCCTGACAACATCATGCGTACTTCAGGCTGTGGGAAGTTAGGTAGGTAATTATCTATGTACCCACCAGCTACATCAATGTCAGACTGAGTAAAGAACCTAAAGATATTAGTTAAGAAATACTTCTCCTCAGTAGAGAGGGTATTCTTCCAGTCTTTAATGTCTTCCATCATGGGTACTTCAGTGTGCAGCCAGTGAGACTGCTCATGTTTCAACCACATGTCATATGCCCAAGGGTAATGAAACGGCTTGAAGTAATCACGTTTATCTTGAAGCTTTAGTTTACTGGTCATAGTATGGCCTCTTTCCTCTGTTGTCTTTCCATTGCCTTGGGATGTCTTCTATATATTTAAACTCATATTTACTGTTACATATAGCACAGGATATGCTAGTAAAAATTCCGTATCCCTTTGATCTTAGATAGCAGTACCATTTGTATATCATACTAACCCTCACAGGCCAAGCACTCCTCACCAGAAGCAAGTGCTTCCATATCAATCTCTTGTATAATCTCCCGTTCAATCTTACGTGATACCTTGTCAGCCTTACCAATCTTTTCGGAGCGGCAGTAGTACATGGTCTTGACCCCCTTCTTCCATGCCATGAAGTGTACAGCATGTAGGTAGGTGATGTTTGCATCCGGCCTAAAGAAAACATTGAGTGACTGCGACTGATCAATGTACTCTTGCCTATCAGCAGCATGTTCAATCACCCACCGCTGATCAATCTCCATAGCAGTCTTGTATACTTCTTTCTCTTGATCATCCAAGCAGCGTAAATGCTGCACTGAACCATCGTTGGCAATGATTGATGACCAGATGCGATCATAGTTTAGATTGGAATTACTATCACACTTATCTTTAATAAGTTGATCTAAGAATTTATTTTTATTTAAGAACGATCCACTCAAAGTATCCTGTCTATAGGCATTGGCTCTCCACGGCTCAATAGAGGGCGATGTGTTGCCCATGATAATAGAAGAAGAAGCATTGGGTGCGATAGCCATGACATGACTACACCTTAGTCCAGTGCCTTTAGCATCAGGAGCCTCACCTCTCTCGCTACCAAGCTCAAGGTTAGCTGAGTCGAGACCTGAACGAATGTGTTTGAACATTCTCATGTTGGCTGACTTAGCCAAGGCTGTTTCAAAGGGCATCCCCTTCTTCTGTAGATAAGCATGGAAGCCTAACGCACCTACACCTATACTACGCTCACGCATTGCTGAGTATCTTGCACGTTCAATACTATCAGGAGCATCTGCAATAAAAATACTCAAGGTATTGTCCAACATCTCCAACACATCTTTAAGAAAGCCCTTCTCTTTGGACCACTCATCATAGTATTCTAAGTTAAGACTGGATAAACAACATACAGCAGTACGATCCTTATTAGTTGGTAGTATAATCTCTGAGCATAGATTGGATTGGTTAATCTTTAAGCCAAGCTGCTTCAACCACACCGGCATCTTCTCGTTGGACGTATCTATAAAGTGGAGATAGGGTTCTCCTGTCTGCATACGCATCTCCAAGATACGCTGCCACATATCCCTTGCTGAAATAGTTTCTTTAATTTCTTTTGTATGCGGTTCACGTAGGTTCCAGCTGTCATCTACGTTGGGATCAGTCATGCAATCTTCAACAAGCTGCATAAACTTATTACTAATGTTAATACCATGATGCAAGTTTAAGCACCTGAAGTTCTGATCTCCAGTGGGCTTACGCATCTCCAAGAACAATAGGATATCAGGGTGATCAATGTCTAGGTAGGCAGCGTAGCTACCCCTGCGTGTACGTCCCTGACGGTAGGCTAGGCTGGATGCATCATACATCTTTAGATGAGGCATCATACCAGTTGACTTATCATCAGCAGAACGAATACCAAAGCCAATACCTACACCACCACCATACATGGACAGCCAGTTAGTCTCTGATAGGTTGGAGACTAGCCCTTCAGCAGTGTCATCAATGTAATTAAGGTAACACGAGATGGGTAGCCCACGCTTGGACCTCCCATAAGATAGGATAGGAGTAGAGTAAGACAGCCAGTGCTTGGAGGCGTAGTCATATAGGCGCTGGGCATGTTCGTTGTTTGAAGAGAACGTCTTCGATACAAAGGCAAACCTTTCTTGAGGGGATAGTTCGTTGTCCATCATATAGGATTCTTTGAGCCTAGCAATGCCAAGCTCATCAAATAAATTATCCTGTGCTGGATTAATCTCAATGCCAAGGTGGGTTATTTGAGGCATTAATTATTCTCCTTTTTTATATGCCATTTCTAATATCATCTCTGCATAGTGGATTACTTTACGAATGTCTTGCTCACCATCACCCTTTGTCCTGTGACGTGTAATATACTTAACAACATTGCCCTCAAGAAAGTCAAGCCCGTTAGAATAAATATACTCTACGGGTTGTATGCCACAATCTTTATAGTGATTGCCTCCTACTTGTTTGTCTAATGCTTCATCTGGTCTGTGCATGTGTGCAGTATCACTGCCTACAAACATAGTTCCGTTTTCAAAGTAGTAATCCTTTTCTTCTTTAGGTACTCCTTCTCTATTTTCACGCATCTTTCGTAGAATATATTTCTCTCTTCCTTCAGCCATCCACTTAACTCCTTCAACGTTTAAGTCTGATGCGACATCCTTCAATCCAATCTGAGAAGTAGTTTGTAAACAGACAGGGGAATACCGAATGTATCACAAGTACAACAGCAGTCAAGAGGCTTTCAACAGCAAGCTGTAAAGCAAACACAAAGTGCTGAAAGTACGTCATCTTTAGTGTCTTTAAATGTTTATTCATCTTTTGGTCCTTTCCATATAAGGTTTAGTTTTTTTCTAGCTTCATTGTGAGTCTCAGAGTTGATAACATATGCTGCAAACTCTCTAACTCTTGAGGGTTTAAGTCCAGCATAGTCACATACAAATTCAAAGTTTTCTGTTGTCACTCCTATCGAAGCAAAGAACCAGTTAGTAGCTTCTTTACGCATAGACGTAATGCTAGTAACTTCATTCTCAACTTCGGACTCAGTAATGTCAAGCAGTGCTTGATATATTACAGACAGGAATAACATATTCTCTGAATTTGTAAAGGGTTTTGATTGTAGTTTTAATATGTTATCTAAATCTTTTGGGTTCATCTTCAAACTCTTGTACTGGCCTATAGAACTTACCACCTACATATTTATTGTAGTATGCTGGTTCATCTGTACCTTTCAAGGTAGTAGACAAAACATTATACTTCATCTGATAGTATAGCTCATAGTATTTTAGGCTTCTTTTGTTTTTAAACTCTGCTATTATTTCAAACTTAAATTTCTTCTTACCTATCTTCTCGATGTCTTCTAACAAAGGTTTGGAAGAACCCATATAGATAATCCAGTTGGATTCTTTTTTGCTTGCTTTAGCACTGCCCTTCTTTTTCTTTACTGGGTGCCAGTACTGTTTGCATCCCACGTAAGCCTTCCCCGTTGTCTTGTTAGTAATAAGATAAACAAAACCAAAGTGCTTATTGGGATCAGGCTTACTGGGATACTTCCAATGCATTTAATTAATTATTTCTTGAACATCTGGTGTCTTCGTAACCTGTACCAAGTCTCTGTTACCATTTGAATACTTGAATGTGCGTAGTCCTTTACCTTGGTTAGCATCAGACCAACACATAATCTTGTGTCTACAATAAGCACAACCAACAGGAAGCTTAAGGTTACCAGACTTACCATCAGGAATAGCATCATAGCACTTATCGGGGACAGTATCTTCAGCGACAGTTTTCTTAAGATATTTAATCCTCTCTCCAGCATTGATCATCTCCATTGGATGCACGGGTGTGAGGCAAATCTTTCCAGTAGATTTATCGATAACAAGAAAAGCTGCCTTGTCTATTCCATTGGCCTGTGAGTAGGCAGATATCTGTGCCATGTAACCAAAGGGATCATCGTCTGCTATTGTATTAGACTCAAACTTTTTAAAGCTATAACTAGAAGCAGACTTACAGTCA